AATAGATGTTAGAGGATAACTATTTATGGCTATATACGCAAATCTTACCGTTGATCAGGGATCAGACTTTACTTCCACTGTGTCGGTGGTTGATGCATTGAATGCTCCTTTAGATTTAACTGGATACACTTTCAGGGGTCAAGTGCGCAAGACATATACTTCATCTACTGCTGTAGATTTTACTCTTATTTCTAATGCACCTTTAACTGGAGATATTTTATTAAGCTTATCTTCTGCGCAAACTGCTGAAATGAAAGCCGGAAGATACCATTATGATGTAGAAATAGTATCGGCCGGTAATACGGTAACGCGCGTACTTGAAGGACAGTTAGAAGTAACACCAAGAGCAACGAGAGTAGTATAATGTCAAATATCAAAGCTACAGTCGGAGTTAATCCAGCCAATAGAATACAAGGCAAAGTAAACGCCTCTAATTCTATTGTCACAAAAAATGTGAATATCGGCCCAAAGAATTCTTTAGATGATATGTCAGATATTGAGATGTCATTAAAGGAGCAAGGTGCTATGTTGGTATGGGATGCAACTGCTAATGTCTGGCGAGCTAAACAGCATCTGGAAGATGGTACTAGCTTTGAAGGCGGACAGTATTAATTTCATTGGAGAATAATAAGAAATGTCAACTATTTTAAGAGTAAAACGAAGTAGTACTGCTGGTAATCCTAGCGTACTTGCCTCTGGTGAATTAGCGTACTCTGCAGCGGATCCTGGTTCGGTTGCTGGCGGTGGTCGCCTATATATTGGTATTGGTGCTGAAACAAACGGAGATGCTGCATCTCACTTAGTTATCGGTGGACAATATTTTACCGATAAGCTTGATCATACTCTCGGCGTACTTACTGAAAATTCTGCTATCCTAGTTGATGCCGATAAAAAAGTAGATAATCTAAAAGTAGATAATCTAGACTTTAATGGCAATACTATCTCGTCAACTGATTTGAATGGTAATATCATTCTAGATCCAGATGGTTCTGGTCTTATTTCAGCATCATCAACTCGTATTGTCAATATTGCTGATCCAATTAACGCACAAGATGCTGTTACTCGTGGCTATATTGAAAGCGGTAACGCTAATGTTTACTTTAATAATATTGATGCTGCTGGTGATTTGCAGATTGATGGTAACTTGATCGTTGGTGGTACAACCACTACTGTATCTGCTCAGAACTTATCTGTTGCGGATAACATGATTTACTTAAACCAAGCGATCTTAACCGAAATCGCCGGTGCTGTTGGAGATGGTACAGAGGTAATTTATACTACAGCCGATACTCATAACTATGTTATTGGTATGACAGTATCTGTTATTGGATGTACTCCAGCAAGTTTTGATATTACCGATGCGATAATTACTGACATAACTTCTACTACATTTACTGTCGCTTCTACTAATACTGATACATTCGTGTCAGGTGGTACAGCTCGTGCTAAAACATCTACTAACCCTGACCTTGGTTGGGCTGCAGGCTATAACGATGGGTCATATGCCCACGCTGGTTTCTTCCGAGATGCATCTGACGGTAGGTTCAAGGTATTCGATAGTTATATTCTAGAGCCAGACGAAGATGTATTTATTGATACTACTCACGCTTCATTCTCGTTATCAGAAATTGAAGCTGAGAATTTCTATGGTGACTTAATAGGTAATGCAAGTACTGCAACCGTATTAGAAACCCCACGTACGCTTTCGATCTCTGGCGATGCAACTGGTTCACAAACTTTTAACGGTGGATCAGATTCAGATATTAATATTACATTAGCTGATACTGCGGTAACTGCTGGAACCTATGGTTCACAGACTGAAATTCCAGTATTCACAGTTGATTCAAAAGGTCGATTAACTGCTGCTAGCACAGTAGCTGTTGCAACAACGCTTGGTATCAATGCTGATAACGCAACAAGCACTTCGATTAACCTATTAAATGAAACTTTAACGATTGCCGGTGGAACTGGTATTACTGCAGGCGCTGATAGCGGCACAGATACAATTACGTTCACACTCGATGATACTGCTGTAGTTGCAAATTCATACGGTGCTGCTGATACTATTCCAACATTTGATGTTGATGCACAAGGTCGTCTAATTGCTGCAGCTGATGTGCCAATTAGCATCGTGTCTACTCAAATTACTGACTTTAATGAAGCAGCACAAGATGCTATTGGATTAGCAATTGCTGCTGGTACCCAAACTAATATCTCAGTACAATACGATGATCTAAACAATGCTGTTGATTATTCGATTGCAACTGCAACTAGCTCTATACTTGGTGTTGCTAAATTTAGTACAAGCAATTTCTTAGTGTCAAATGGTGATGTTACTTTAATTGAGGCTGACGGCGGAACATATTAATGGCAAATGTAAGTAGTAGACAAGGACTAATTGATTACTGTTTGCGCCGACTCGGTGCACCAGTAATTGAAATCAATGTCGACGATGATCAAATAGACGATAGAATTGATGATGCTCTGCAGTTATACCAAGAGTATCATCATGACGCTACTATTAAAATTTATATGAAACACCAAGTTACACAAGATGGTATCAATAATAAGTATATTCCTATTAATGATAATATCATATATGTAACACGCGTTTTACCTTTATTGTCCGAGTCTAGTACAATAAACATGTTCGATATTCAATATCAGATGCATATGAATGACTTATATGACCTGAGCTATATTGGAGATCTTGTACACTACGAAATGGTACAACAATACATGTCATTGCTAGATATGAAAATAAATGGCCAAGGTGAATTTATTCGGTATAATCGCCATATGAATTTACTTCATATTGATATTGACTGGGAAAATACAGTAAGTGTTGGCGATTATATTGTGGTTGAATGCCAACGCATAGTTGATCCAGGAACGTATAGCGATGTATACAATGATATGTTCCTTAAGCAATATGCTACTGCTCTGATTAAACAACAATGGGGTGCTAACCTAATTAAGTTTGAAGGTATGACACTCCCAGGCGGTATTACGTTAAATGGTAGACAGCTCTTTGATGATGCCACAACTGAAATCCAAACTATTAGAGAACAAATGCAATTAAATTATGAAACTCCAGTTGACTTCTATGTGGGGTAAGTTATGGCAACTAATGTCTACTTTTCACAAAAGGTAAGAGCCGAACAGCACCTTTATGAAGATATAGTCATTGAGTCTCTTAAGATGTATGGGCAAGACGTTTATTATCTTCCCAGAAATGTCGTAAGTATCGATACTATATTGAATGAAGATGTCGAATCTAATTTTGATGCATCATATACGATTGAGATGTATATTGAAAATCAAGAGGGATTTGAAGGCGATGGCGATATCCTTTCTAAGTTCGGAGTAGAGATCCGAGACCAAGCTAACTTTATAGTTTCTAGACGTAGATGGGAACAACTAGTCGGTGTCTATAATAATGGTATCAGTTCGGATAGGCCGAATGAAGGTGATCTAATTTACCTTCCGCTATCTAAGTCATTATTTGAAGTTCGTTTTGTTGAAGACGAAACTCCGTTCTATCAGTTATCAAATCTTCCGGTATACAAACTACAATGCGAAGTATTTGAATATTCTGGTGAAA